AATCAGACCAGGGGGATATACGAGCTGTACATCTATAAGCATATCGTTACGGAGATACGGCTTATACAGCAGAAATACGCAACAACGCTTAAGGCAGAGCGCTTCAATGCCCTGCTGATAAACGGGAAAGGAGGAAAGATGCAGAGAGACTTTAAGGTCGGAGAGAAGAAATACATCGACTTCGAGGTGAGCTCGACTGACGGATCCGCATTCACGATCACGGCGGCCACCTACGATCTGATGGACTACGAAGGCGACCTTGTAGAGCATGGGAACTGCACGATTAACGCACACAAGCTCAACATTCTGCTGGAATCACCGCTTGAAACAGGGCGCTATGTCCTGAAGGTGTGGTACACAGTTCCTCCTGAGGTAAGAGGGGAGCGGGTGATCGTCAATGTCACTTAATCCAAAACCGATATTCAATAGCGTGTCCATCACGCCTAATCCGATCGCTACCGGCGGCGTGTATGTAATATCAGTGGACGTAAGCAGTCAAGATCACAACAGATTGACAGCTTACACGCATAACCATTTGTCCGTTTACACGCACCAGCAGCTGGGCGAGGAACGGATAACAGCCTAACTCATGGCCGGAGCATGTAACCTCCGGTGCAAAGATCGCGGACTGAACCGCGCAACAAATGATTGTAAGGAGAAAACAACATTATGAAGAAATCAGACATTGTAGCACTTGGTATTGATGAAGAACTGGCCTCTAAAATAGTCGAAATGGCAGAAGCAGAGCTGAAGGGTAACTACATCCCTATGAGCCGCTTTAACGAGGTCAACGAGGCAAAGAAGAACGCAGAAGCGCTTGTGAAAGAGCGTGACGGTCAGCTGGAAACTCTTCGGAGTTCTGCCGGAAACGCCGACACGCTGAAGAAGCAGATCGAGGATCTGCAGGGCGCCAACGCCGAAGCCAAGAAGCAGTACGAAGCATCAATCCGGCAGATGAAGATTGACCACGCTGTCGATTCTGAGATCGCCGCAAGACAGGGTAAGAACGCAAAGGCAATCAGAGCACTGCTCGACATGGGCAAGGTGAACATTGCCGAAGACGGCACCATAACCGGCCTGTCTGATCAGATGGATGCACTCGTCAAGGATGAGGGCAGCAGCTTCATGTTCCAGTCAACGGTCCCGAGCGTAAAAGGCTACAAGCCAGCCGGTGATCAGGGCGGAGCAAAGGAAGCAAAGCCGGACCTCAGCAAGATGAGTTACACTGAAATCTGCGATTACCTGGCTACAAATCCTGACGCAAAACTCGAATAAATAACGAAAGGAAAATAGCAATGGCTAACACTAAATTTGACGCCAAGTCATTTAACCCTGAAGCATTTAAGTACGCTGTAAACCGCGTACCCAACCTTAAGACCAACGAGCTCATGAAGAGCCGCGCACTGGTAGGAAACTCTGACATCAGAGAGGTCTTCTCTTCCCAGAACGGCACCGCATACGCAAGAATCGCTATGAAGGGCCTGCTTGATGGTACACCGCTTAACTACGATGGACAGACCAACATCACCGCAACCAGCACCAAGACCTATGAGCAGGGCGTTGTTGTTGTCGGTAGGGCAAAAGCATGGACCGAGAAGGACTTCTCATACGACATCACCGCTGGTGTTGACTTCATGGAGAACATTGCTGCACAGGTAGCAGAATACTGGCAGGAAGTAGATCAGGACACTCTGCTTGCAGTTCTGAAGGGCATATTCAACATGACCGGCACGCAGAACCTTAAGTTCGTTGACGGACACACCACTGACGTATCTGGCGTAGGCGACGGAGCCATGAGCGCTACCAGCCTCAACAGCGCAACCAACAAGGCATGCGGTGCCAACAAGAAGAAATTCACCATGGTATTCATGCACTCTGATGTTGCTACCGGACTTGAGAACCTTAACTGCCTCCAGTTCCTTAAGTACACCGATGCTAACGGCGTAACCCGTGACCTCGGCATGGCCACATGGAACGGCAAGATGGTAATCATCGATGATTATCTTCCGATCCTTGAAGGATATTATGCAGCAACTTCCACAACCACAGGCGCTCTGCTTGTTGTTGCTGACTCTGCTACTCCCGCTGCTAACGAGATCAAACTCGGTACAGTTACCGGATCTGACTTCTCACCCGCTGGCGTTGCTGTCGGCGACTATGTTCTTGCTGGCATCAAGTATGTATCCTATGGCCTTGGCGAAGGTGCTTTTGCTTACGAAAACATCGGCGCAAAGGTTCCTTACGAAATGGACAGAAACCCTGCTGCAAACGGCGGCGAAGATGTTCTTTACACCAGGCAGCGTAAAGTATTCGCTCCCGCAGGCATCTCCTACGAGAAGGCTTCCCAGGCATCCCTGTCACCGGTAGACGCAGAGCTTCAGAACGGCGCTAACTGGGCAGTAGTACACACTGGTGAAGCTGTAGCAGCCAACAGAACCTACTACAACCACAAGGCAATCCCGATCTGCCGCATCCTGTCCAAGGGCTAATAAAAGAGAGGAGGCCTGAGTATGGCACATCCTAAACAGGCCGTAGTCGATAAAGTCAACGAAATCCTCGGAACAGGTTCCCCACTGGCTCAATACACAGAGCCGGTGGTGGACCGCCTTGTCTGCTTCGGATTCCTCCCGCTTGTGTCTGATGCACCGGAGATCGCCTTCACAATGCAGAAGGCTGTCCAGAATGTGCTGAATGACATCAATCAGGTGGAGATGCCGGACGAGCTCAAGTACATTACCGTCGACTGGATCGTCGGAGAGTTCCTCATGGGCCGGTACTCAACCGGGAGGCTGGAGCTTCAGAACATATCATTTGAAGGCGGCGGGCTTGAGAGCGTAACCGAAGGCGATACGACGGTCAAGTATCGTGACGGTGCAACATCCGGAGAGGCAAAGTTCAAGGCACTGATCGCCATGCTCCAGAACGGAGGTAACCTCGTATGCTGTCGCAAGATCAAGTGGTAATGGTCAAGGCCGACCTGAAAAAAGGCTACATCGGCTCCATGGACGTGATCGAGACCGCGTACACGACAGACGGGCACCATAAGCAGGTCAAAACAACGGCGACTGTGCTGTCGGGCATCCCTTGCCGGATATCTTTTGCCGGAAGTCCTAAAACAGGCGCTGGAGACGTCTCAGAAGCCCCACAGACGGTCAAGATATACTTCGACAGTGATTATGCCGTCAAGACCGGAAGCCGGCTGGATGTGACGCAAAACGGCGTTACAAACAGCTACCGGCATACTGGAAAGGAAGCCCGGTATCAGACGCACGTCGAGGTCGAGGCAGAGCCGGTCGAAAGGTGGGCATAACATGGCGATGGATTACAGCGGGCTGGTTTCATTCCGGGACAAGCTGGCAAGAATCAGCGATCAGAATGAAAAGGATCAGTTCCTTGACGGTTGCCTGAAAGAGCTGACAGGCAGGTTTCTGAGTGATGTCAAACCGCTTACACCTATTGGCATATATCCTTCCGGATCCGGAAGAACCGGAGGAACACTTCGGAGAGGCTGGACAGGAGGCACGGACGCTGATCCGTTCCAGTACGCATCAGGAATGCCTGTCAAGAAAAGCGGGACGATGCACACGATCGAGATCACGAACCCGATCGAGTATGCTTCGTACGTTGAGTACGGACACAGGCAGACACCAGGGCGGTATGTTCCGGCCCTCGGAAAGAGGCTTGTGTTAGGTTGGGTTGACGGAAAGCTCATGATGAACAAAAGCACAAACAGGCTGAAACAATACGCACCGTCTGTTCTTAACAGGCGCGTTGATGAATACTTAAGGAGGCTGAACGGTTGAACATACAAGAAATAATTGATGCCATCTGCGATGCACTCTTTGCGGCATTTGGAGCAACGCACAAAATCTACACGGAACAGGTGGAGCAGGGCTTCGAGGCTCCGTGCTTCTTCGTCAAATGCGTGGATCCGGCTCAGAGGCTTATGATCACGAGCATGTACCAGCGCACGCACACATTCAGCGTTCAGTTCTTCCCGGCTGTGGAAGGCTCATACAACGAATGCCAGACGGCAACAGAAAAGCTGTTTGACTGCCTTGAGGATCTTGAGGTGGTCCAGACGGTAGGCACAACCACCGTCACGAGGATACTACACGGGCTTGACATGCATGCATCCGTAACCGATGAGGTGCTCACATTCCTCGTGGACTACAACCTGTTCCTGCTCAATCAAGGAACGCTTGAGGATGACATGGCTGAAATCGACTATGACCTCGGCTTAAAATAACGAGGTGAAACAATGACGAAACAAAAACAATCTGATGAGCATGAGACCGTAAAGGAAGCAGCCCAGAAGTTTTCCAAGGAACAGCTTCTTCGGTGCTCACGCTTTAGAGATATCAAGGATCTGATCAATGCGCTGCTCAGTGATGCGAAAGCATACACGATCGCAGAGGCGGAAGATCTGATCAATCACTTTTATGGAAAAGAGGTACACTAAATGTTAGGTGGAGGAACCTTTACCAGCCAGAACAAAAAACTGCCTGGTACCTATATCAACTTCGTTTCCAAAGCAATGGCCAGCTCTGCTCTGTCTGACAGAGGAATCCTGACCATGCCCTTCGAGTTTGACTGGGCTCCTTCTGGAGTATTCAAAGTAACTCCGGAAGACATTCAGAAGAACTGCAAGGCGATCTTTGGTTACGACTACAACGATGCTAAATTGTGGCAGATCAGAGAGATCTTCGCATCACCTGTACGTATTCTGTATGCATACAGACTTAACGGTGAAGGCGTAAAGGCTACCTGCACCTACGGCACTGCCAAATATGCAGGAATCCGCGGAAATGATCTCAAGATCGTGATTGCAGCCAATGCTGACGACAACACAAAATGGGACGTCAGCGCATATCTCGGAGCTGAAAAGGTTGACGAGCAGATTAAGGTGGCAAACGCAGCCGCTCTGGTTGATTGCGCTTACATCGACTATGACAAGACAGCCACTCTTGCCGCAACAGCCGGAACAGCTCTTGCTGGCGGAACAAACAGCACCGTAACCGGAACAAACTATTCCGCATACCTTGCAGCCATCGAGCCTTACAGCTTCAACATCATCGGTGTTCCGACAACTGATGCCGCAACAAACGCACTGGTTAAGGCATTCGTTTACAGAATGCGTGAGCAGGTGGGAGTAAAGTTCCAGGCAGTGCTTTACAACTACGCCGGTGACTACGAAGGCGTTATCAACGTAGGCAGTAGAGCGGTACACTCACCTGCAGCTGACAATGCTGATTTGGTTTACTGGGTATCCGGAGCTGAGGCCGCATGCGCTGTCAACGCAAGCCTTATGAATAAGGTTTACAACGGCGAGCTTGAGGTTGACGCTTCCTTAACGCAGTCACAGCTTGAGGCGGCTATAGATGCAGGCAAGTTCGTATTCCATCGCATGGGCGATGAGGTCAGAACACTTCTGGACATCAACAGCCTGCTTACTGATACCGCAGAGAAATCACAGGAGTCCTTCCGTGAGAATCAGGCGATCCGTGTACTTGATCAGATCGCAAACGACATCGCTGTGCTGTTCAACACCAAGTACGTCGGCGCTGTTCCGAACGACGAGGCTGGACGCGTATCCCTTTGGGGCGACATTGTTAAGCATCATCAGGAGCTTCAGGCCATTCGTGCTATTGACAGCTTCACCGATGAAGACGTCAAGGTCAGCAAAGGAACGGCAAGAGATGCTGTTGTAGTCGAAGATGCCATCTCCATCATCGGGGCAATGGCAAAATTGTATATGACCATTACGGTGGCCTGATAAAAGGAGGTAATTAGAATATGAGTTATATGCCCGCTAATGACGCTCCGCTTGGCAACCGCGCGGAGGCGTATGTAACAATCGACGGTACCAGATATCACATGCTGACCGCCACAAAGTTCGAGGCTAACTTCAACGTGGAAACGAAGGAAGTTCCGGTCCTCGGGAAACTTGTAAAAGGGCGCAAGGCAACCTGTGCCTCGATCAAGTTCTCCATGACGATCTACAAGGTAACCGAGATCTTCGACAAGCTGGTCGAGGAGTTCAAGAACGAAGGACTTCTGCCGACGTTCGATATCCAGGTCACCAACTATGACAAAGCATCCAGCTGCGGCAGATCTTCCAAGATCTACAGAGACTGCATGCTGGACGGTGATGTTCTGCTTTCCATGATCGACGCAGAAGGCGGCTTCATCGAGCAGACAATCAGCGGTTACTGCGATGACTTCTCAAGCGCTGAGAGGTATACCAACCCGCAGTACATGTAAGCAATATGGCCCTCACTTCGGTGGGGGCCTGTTTAATGGGAGGATAGCAAATGGGAAACGATTTCAAGGAGTTTTTTAAGGATAACAAGAAGCAGAAGGAGCATGTGAAGTATGCCGCTACAGCTTCTATCTGCGGCAAGGATGGAAAGCCGCTTGAGTGGGAGCTGAAGCCGATCACTTCCAAGGAAAACGATCAGATCCGGGAAGACTGCACGATCTGGGTTCCGGTAACCGGTAAGCCAGGGCAGAGAGTATCACAGCTGGAGGCATCCCGGTTCAACGCGAAAATGATCTGCGCTTCTGTCGTCTATCCGGACCTTAACGACACAGCGCTGCAGAACTCTTACGGAGTGATCAGTGCCGAAGATCTGATCACAGAGATGATAGACGATCCTGGCGAGTACATGGCACTTCTGATGAAGGTGCAGGAGATCTCCGGGTTCACTTCTCTGGCAGAGGACATTGAAGAAGCAAAAAACTAATTGAGGAGGGCGATGCCATGGCAAATCATGCCTACTACGCGCTCCACAAATTGCATATACTGCCGCATGACTTTGCGGCAATGACACAAAAAGAGCAGGCCTTCATCATCGCGTCGATCGATATCCGGATAGATGCGGAAAAGAAGGAGGCTGAAGATCTCAAGAGTAAAACAAGAGGAAGATAAGCATGGCAGGAATCCAAACAGCAATACGGCTTAATGATCAGATGAGCGCACAGCTCAACAACATCATGTCTGCCATCAATAGAACCATAACGTCATGCAACAATCTTGATGCAGCCTCAACAAGAGCCCTCGGTGGTTCAGCGAATGCTGCCGGTCAGACGGTTGCAAACGTCAACAATTTGGTGGTCTGTACCAATCAGGCGGCAGACAGCCAGCGACAGTACAACGAAGCCGTCAGCAAAGGCTCCGACGCCATTGGTGGGCTTGTTGGTAAGGTAAAGACACTGGTCGGCGCATATCTCGGCATCCAGACTGCCAAAGGAATCATAGAGACTTCTGATGCCCTGGTATCTACTACTGCAAGACTGAACAATATGAACAGCTCATTCGATGCTGTAGGAAAATCATCACTCAGCACAGCGGAGACAACAAATGCGATCTATGAAGCCGCACAGCGGTCCCGCGGTGAGTTTTCAAACCTCGCAGCCGTTGTTGCTAAGTTCGGAAACAATGCCGGAGACGCATTCAGCGGAACAGAGGAAGTAATCGCATTCTCAGAGCTTGTACAGAAGCAGATGGCAATTGCCGGTGCATCCGGAACGGAAGCATCAAACGCCATGCTTCAGCTGTCACAGGCCCTCGGATCCGGCGTACTGCGTGGTGATGAACTGCGGTCCATCTTTGAACAGGCACCGAACCTCATACAGAGCATAGCAACATACCTCGATGTTCCGATCGGGCAGATCAGAACGCTTGCTGAGGAAGGCAAGCTGACCGCTGACATTGTAAAGAACTCACTGCTTAGCCAGGCATCCGAGATCAATGCACAATACGCAAAGATGCCTATCACATGGGGGCAGGCGTGGACAAAGTTCAAAAACTCAGCGCTTATGGCATTCCAGCCGGTCCTTGATAGGATAAACGAAATAGTTAACAGCGAAGCGTTCCAGCAGGGCATAACTGTTGCAACAAACCTTGTGCAGGAATTTGCAAGCATAACATTGCAGGCGTTTGACGCGATCAACAGCGCAATAGACTGGTGCAAGTCAAACTGGGATACCATCGGACCGATCGTGTACAGTGTGGCCGCTGCCGTAGCTGTTTACACAACAGCTGTGACGGTAGCAACCACAGCAACGGCAGTATGGAACCTGGTATCTTCCGGAATGTTTATATGGATCGCCGGAATTTCTGCAGCCATTTATGCTGTGTACGAACTCGCAAGCTACATTGCAAGCATGTCAGACACAGCTTCGACAGCATTCGGCGTTGTATGCGGCTGGGTGAGTGTTACGATCGGGTTCTTCAAGAACCTCGGTCTGATGGCCGGAAACATTGCCATGGGAATCGCATCAGCATTCGGAGCTCTGTCTAACAACATGATGGCAGCATTCCACAATGCGATAAGCAGTATCAAGGGTTGGTTCTACGGGCTACTTTCAAGTGCATGCGACGTGATCGCAGGTATCTGTGAAGCACTGAACCAGCTTCCGTTCGTCAGTTTCGATTACTCTGGGATCCAGGGCAAGGCGTCAGAGTATGCAGCGGAACAGGCTGCGGCGCAAGGCGATAAGTGGGAATACAACGACATCGGAGCCGCATTCGACGCCGGCATGCAGACCTTTGAGATAGATCCTGACTGGCAGCAGAAGGCATGGGAAGCAGGCACCGCATGGGGTGACGGCGTGTCAAACAAAGTAAGCTCTGCTATCGACGGATTGTTCTCAGGCGGCGGTGGCACTACTGATTATGCCGCTCTGCTGGAAGGAATCAACGCTTCCGCAGCTGACACAGCCGGAAACACCGGAAAGTCAGCCAAGGCGCTTACTGCCACAACGGAAGACCTCAAATATCTCAGGGATATTGCAGAGCGCGATGTGATCAACCGCTTCACCACAGCTTCGGTCAATGTGGACCTTGGAGGCATTGTCAACAACGTGTCCAGCAACACAGACCTTGACGGCATGGTTACTTACATAGCTGACAGCCTGAGAGAAGCCCTTTACACGACAGCGGAAGGAGTGCATGTCTAATGTATCAGTTTTTTCTTGACGGAATGCTCCTCCCGGTAACGCCGGAAGGGCTTACAACCAAGATAAGCAACAAAAACAAAACAATCTCGCTGATCAATGAAGGCGAGATCAACATATTGAAGGATGCCGGGCTGACGGAGGTGGAGTTTGATGCTCTCATCCCGTCGGCGCAGTATTCTTTCACAAAGTACGAGAGCTCATTCAAGAGCCCGCAGCACTTCCTGAGCCGTCTGGAGAGTCTCAAGACGAGCAAGGCTCCGTTCCGGTTCATCGTGATCAGGGACCTTCCCGGAGGCAAACAACTGCATGGTACCAACATGCAGGTCAGCCTTGAGGAATATGACATCACAGAATCAGCCGATGAAGGGTTCGATAGCAAGGTCAGCATAAAGCTGAAGCAATACCGTCCTTATGAACTGCAGGAAGTAGAAGTTCTTGATTCCGTATCCGTGACCGCTCCAACAGCTACAAGAGAGATTGAAAACTCACCGGCTCCGGCACAAACGACCACGTACACTGTTGTCAAGGGGGACACGCTCTGGAAGATAGCAAAGCACTTTTATGGCGACGGCAACCAGTGGCGGGCGATCTACGAAGCAAACAAGTCAGTGATCGGCGGCAACCCGGATCTGATCTACCCGGGACAGGTGCTGACGATCCCGAATGTGACAGCGGCAAAGACAGCTACAGTGGCGGCGGAAAAGACTGCTGCCACAAAGACTGCTTCTGTTAAGGCAGAGGAAGACAAGAACAATCTGAGCAAAGCCTACGGGACCAGGTACATGGTCACGATCAAAATCACAGGAAAGCCTGAATACGTATCCGGAAGGATCGAGTACAGAAACGGCGGAACGCTGTACAAAACAGCAATAGGAACAGCGAGAACATACACGATGCTCGCAGACAAAGGGTCCATGACGCACCTGTATGCTTCCGGAAAGAACGGTGTAAACATCAGAGTCGTACTTGCAACAGGTGAGTGGAAGGCGCTCGGATCAGCGCACTGGTACGTTCCGATGGAAGGCGGAGTATCTGCTAACATTGTAGCGATGTAAGGAGGGGCCATGGAATACGAACTCCTTATAGAACACGAAGGCGTGCTGTACATGCCGCCCGTCAAGGATGGCGTACAGTGGACCACAGAGCGCAAAAGCACTCCCGGGCAGCTGAAGTTCAGCCTTCTGAAAAGTACGGTCCCGTTCACGGAAGGCGACGCCGTAAGGCTAAAGGTCGATGATGAGCCGGTGTTCTACGGCTTCATATTCAGCCGGAAGGTCGACAAGGGCGCGGAGGTTCAGATCACTGCATACGACCAGCTGAGGTACCTTAAAAACAAAGAAACCTATAACTACTTCGGCAAGACGGCAACGGATGTGGTCAGCATGATTGCTAAGGACTTCAACCTGCATACGGGAGACCTTGAAGCATCCACCTATGTGATCGCGCAGAAGAACGAGCAGGACAAATCCCTGTTTGACATCATCGGCAACGCACTGGATGCGGAGCTGACAAACGCTAACAATCTGTTCGTACTGTATGATGACTTCGGGAAGCTGGCGCTTAAAAATATCACTTCCATGAAGGTCGGAATCCTTGTCGATGGCGAGGTAGCAGAGAACTTTTCGTACGAATCGTCAATCGACAAGAACACGTACAATCAGGTTAAGGTTGTCAAAAAGAACACTGACACCGGAGTCAACGATGTGTACATGACAAAAAGCACAGAAACCATCAACAAGTGGGGCATACTGCAGCTGACGGAGGAACTGAAAGACAGCGAGAACGGTCAGGCAAAAGCCGAGGCACTGCTGAACCTTTACAACGCACCGAGCAAGACGCTTAAATTCACCAATATCCTCGGGCACACAGGATGCAGGGCCGGAGCTCTGATCATGGCACAGCTGAGCGCTGAGGATCTGGAAGTGGACGGGTGGATGCTGATCGAGAAGGCGGTTCACACTTTTGATCACGACCATCATCACATGGATCTTACGCTGAGGGGAGGTGTGATCAATGAGTGAGTTATCTGAGATCATCAAAGAGATCGCCGTTGGAGGCGTCAATGCAGGGAATCCTGCCAACATTGCCTACGGAACTGTTGTTTCTGCCTCACCTCTCCGTATACAGATCGATCAGAAAACAACCTTGGAAGCCTCCCAGCTTGTGCTCTGCAGAGGTGTTACCAATCACACGATAAACGTCAGCATTAACTGGGCAACCGGCGGCCAGAGCGCGAGCCACCATCACAGCTTCAACGTAACAAGTGAGACCGGCGGAACAGCTGAACCGCACGTGCACACCGTAGACGGTCACACCGGTGATGAGTCTGCTGATCACACGCACCAGTTAAGCGGCACGAAGGCAATGACGGTACTGGCGGCGCTTTCAGCCGGTGAAAAGGTGATCATGATGCAGCTTGCCGGGGCTCAGCAGTACGTTGTAATCGACAGAGTGGGGTGATTACATGATTCCAGCAAAAAACACTGTCCTTACGGAAGAAGTAACGGTATCTATGCAGCCGTCACCGCAGCACTGGATGGACACTACAAAGAAACGCATCACCGGCATGTGTGATGGTAAAGAAGCCCTGCAGCAGACCATTTACAAGATCCTTAACACGGAGCGTTACAAGTACGTGATTTATTCATGGAACTACGGCGTTGAGTTCTGGGATCTGATCGGAAAGCATCCGTCTTATGCCAAGTCAGAGATCGAGCGAAGAATAACCGACGCTCTGATGCAGGATGACAGAATCACTGACGTCAGCGACTTTAGCTTTGAGCAATCAGGGCGCAATTCTCTGCTGGTCAGCTTTACCGTCAATACAATTTACGGAGATATAGAAGAAACACAGGAGGTTACGGTTTAATGTTTGAACAGAAAACCTTCAGCAACATACTAAAAGACCTGATGCTGTACGTGCCTGATACGTATGACAAGCGGGAAGGCTCTGTCATTTATGACGCCCTGGCACCTGCCGCGGCAGAGCTGACAGCGATGTACATCGACCTTGACGCCGTAATCGATCAGACCTTTGCTGACACTGCAGACCTCGGCTATCTGAAGAAAAGGGCAGCAGAACGCGGCATCAGTCAGATCCAGGCAACAAATGCGATCCTGCAGGC